GTTTCGGATAATTCTATTACGTTCTTTTTTGAAGGCGATCGCTGGTTGCGGTCCCAAGTAACGACCTTGGAATGGCCCGACATAAGCAGAATCCTAAGCGTAGAAAATAATGCCGTAGCGTTGCCGGACGGGTTGTTCTCGGCGGTCGCGGACCTGGCCAATTTTACTGGCGAATTGGACCAGTTGTTTTTCCAAGGGGAGACGCTTTCGACCGTACCTCATAAAGACGATGGGGCGCAGATGGAGGTCCCGGGTTTGCAGGGCGATGGTTGCTTCCAAGCGACCCAGCTTTTACTTTTAGAAGGGGTAGCGGAAAAGGTGGACTTTACCGCATATCCGGCTCCGTGTATTTTTTACGGCGAGAATTGCCGTGGTGCTATCGTCGGAGTTAAACAATGAGGCCCATTATGAAAAACGATTGCGTAGTAATCCCGTGCTCTGGACCTAAACTAACGGTCAAGGCAAAAGCATCCGAAATGTACATCTCTCACGTGTTTAAAAGAGCCTTGGTCTTGGCTAAAAAATGCGACGCTGACCTCTATATTTTTAGTGCCAAGTATGGGTTGATTACGCTGGATACCATGATCAACCCCTATGAGCTTACCCTATGGCATAACAATACGATGAAGGCTGCCTTTAAACAAAAGGGGGTACCGCTTCCACCTTTGGCGGATTCGGACGAGGTTGCTAAGTTAAAACTAGAGGCCAACGAGGTCCTGTCCAGGTACACAAATCGCGTCTATTTAATGTCTAGAAAATACTGCGAAGACCTTGTGGAGGGGTATAAACCAATGTATAATATGGTATTCATTAAACAGCAGGGTTTTATGAAAAACGCCACTCCACAGGATTTAGGTTTAAATGCGATTTGATTCCATTGGTATGTTTTGGGAGGACGTCCAGCAAACTCGTTCCTCCATAAAAATACAACGGCCGATGCCGGAGATCCCGGAAACCGGGTGGCGCCCTCCTATTGAGTTTCCCAATTTATCCCAAGCGGTAATGATAGCGCTGGACACCGAAACGTATGACCCGGAGTTGAAAAAGATGGGCCCCGGATGGGCGAGAGGATCTGGCCATATTGTGGGCATCTCCCTTGCGGCGGTGGATAGCCTCGGTAATAAAGGTAAGTGGTACTTTCCAATTCGCCACGAAAGCCAGACCGAGCTTAACATGGACCCGGAAAAGGTCTTCGCCTATTTAAGAGATACCTTGGCGAATCCGGCGCAGCCGAAAATTGGCGCTAACCTGCAATACGATGTTGGATGGCTGCGTCAAGAGGGGGTCGCGGTAGCCGGGTTCCTATTTGATGTCCAGTATGCGGAAGCCTTACTAAACGAGGCGGCCCCGGTAGCGTTAGAAAGTCTGGGTCAAAAATACCTCGGCCTTGGTAAGGATTCGGAATTTCTTTACCTTTGGTTAAGCGATTGGTTTGGCGGGGCACCGACGCCAGATCAGCGTAAATGGATTTACAAGGCGCCACCCTCGTTAGTTGGGCCTTACGCCGAATCCGACGCCGACATCCCGTTGCGCCTTTACCAGACGATGGTGGACCAGCTGCGTAAGGAGGATCTTTTAGACCTATTTTCAATGGAGTGTCGCCTTATACGTCTAACCGTCGATATGCGTTTTGCCGGGGTATCGGTGGACGTCGATAAAGCGGAAAAATTGCGGGATACGTTGCAGGTTAGATTCGACGGTATTATACAAAACATAAAACACAAAACAGGATTATCCGTTAATGTCAATGCTTCGGCAAGCCTTGCAGAACTTTTCGATCACCTAGGACTCCCTTACCCAAAAACCGCCAACGGGAACCCCTCTTTTAAAGGGGCGTTTCTGGATACGGTTAATCACCCAATGGCTGACCTAATACGAGAAGCTAAAAAGTGTTTTAAACTACGCAGCACTTTTATCGAGTCGTATATTTTAGACTCCCATGTTAACGGTAAAGTTTACGGCCAATTCCATCCGCTGAGGGGCGAGGGCGGCGGGACGCGGTCCGGGCGTTACTCGTCGAGTACCCCGAACCTCCAAAATATACCTTCAAAAGACGACGAGTTAGCCCCATTGATCCGAGGGCTATTCGTCCCAGACGACGGCCACCCATACTGGCGCAAATATGATTACAGCCAAGTAGAATACCGTTTCCTAATCCATTTTGCAATCGGGCAGGCTGGCGAGGACATTCGCCGCCACTTTAATTTACACCCCGACACCGACTACCACATTTATGCCCAGAAGGTCGTAGAGCAAGCCTCCGGGTTGTTTATCGAGCGTAAACCCATTAAGAGTATAAACTTCGGTTTGATCTACGGCATGGGGCTAGCGGCCTTGGCAGCCGGGTTGCAAATGTCGATTAAAGACGCCAAAAAACTAATGGAGGCCTATTTTACCGGGGTACCGTTCGCCAAGCCAACTATGTCGGCGGCCATGAAAGAGGCGCAAAAGTTGGGGGTTATAACCACAATACTAGGGCGCAAATCTCGCTTTGATATGTACGAGCCGGTCCGTTTCGATGATAGCCGCCCACCACTGGGGTATCAAAAGGCGTTGATGACCTATGGCGGTAATATCCAGAGGGCGGGTACGCATAAGGCGCTAAACCGTCGTCTACAAGGGTCGTCAGCCGATCTCATGAAAAAGGCCATGCTGATGTGTTATGAGGGTGGCATTTTTGACGAAACCGGAATCCCTCGCCTAACCGTACACGACGAGCTAGATTTTAGCGACCCGGGTGGGAAGGATAGCGCTTTTAGAGAAATGCAATATATAATGGAAACGGCTATACCAGAGATATCCATCCCAATGAAGGCGGATGGCGAAATAGGCCCCGACTGGGGCCATATGCAACCTTTGGAGAAATGAAATGGGAATTTTAATTAAGGAGCCCGGCCTTGCAGGTCTGGGCGTTGAACGGGTAGAACGTAAATTCGGAAAGCCACAAGACCCCTGTTTGGAGGTTTACGAAACCAGTAATGGCGGACCGCGCTTTGCGATAACGCTTCCGGCGGACGCATCGACCGACTACGAAGCAAGGTACCAAAAAGGGATCCAAGCTATTCGCAAAGCGATGGGTAAAAGCGTAAGGTACGACACGGAAGGCGAACGCTTCGTTCTCGTCGGATCCGATACGCCGGTAATCTGGTCCCGCTCGTTAGCTCGTTTTGTACCCGGGTCGTACAAAAAACTTTTTCCAAAAAAAGTACCAGCCCCCCAGAAACTTGATTCAAAAGACAAGTAGTGGTATAATTTAATCATGGTGGAGGGGGATTGCCCCCTCCGATTAAACTAAAAGGTGGCCCATGAAAAAATATCTTACCAACGTAGACGCCCCAAACCCGTACACATGGGGCACCGATGCGCATAAGGCTTTTACCCAGCAGATCGAGATGCGTATTGTGGTCAGCGAGGACGGCCGGGTTCTTACCCGCCAGGAAATGGCGTACACGTCGGTCGGTCGTACCCATCGTTCCACAAAAAGAGAATGGAAAGAGGTTAGTCTTGGGCGCAGAACGGTTGCGGGTTTCCTGATCCAGGTCGGGGCAGCGGAAGGTAATTTTCGTGGCGCGCCACACGGGATCCTATAATGCACCTTACCAAGGCGCAGAAGCGTATCGCCTCCGGTCTCGGCTTACTCGGGTTTTTAGTCGGCTCTACGCTTCTGCCGTCGGCTATTTCCGACCCGGTAAACGAAGCCGAGGCCCAAGGACGAGAGTATTGCACCTCGGTCAAAATATTTATGGACAGTAATGGAGCGTATGGGTGGCCAGATTACAAACACATTTATGAGGCACAATGCCTAGACGTTGCCACCGAGTAACGCAAAGCTGGGCTAGGCGTTCGTATAGGGGCGAGTTATAAAAGCGGTGGCAATACGTCGTAGAGGGGGCAGGCAATGAACTAAAGGCCCCGTGACGGGCCTTTTCCTATTAACCCCACGTGTAAATACGCGCAACCATCTTCGTGCTTTGGTAGGGTTTTTATTACCATAGGCGGCCCCAAGAGCCCCCAGCATACGTAACAGGGCCAAGGAAATGTCGAGTAGGGTGAACCATATCAGCGCTATGAACATTATTGTAGCCACCCCGTAGCGAGACTCTTAGCCAGGATACGCAAGTCAGCATGTTCCTGAGCCGCATCACCTCCATTCTGGATAGCTGCGAGTTCGCTACCGTAGGTTGGGTATTGTGTAGCGATAATTGCTTCAATGACTGCATCACGCCCTACGACTTTATCTACACATGCTGTACTGTATGTGTACGATGCTACCTCTACGCCGTCTTCACCCATTCTCGTGACGGTCTGCTCATTGAAATGGATACGGACTTTATGGCCCATCACTTCATACGTATTTAATGGAACTGGGGTGTGTGTTAATCGGTTAAGCATTTTTCAGTACCTCTCTTCCTGGTTGCCAAAGACCCTTATTGTTAAGTGGCTTTAACCACCCCCAATAAGCGTTGATACTCGTTATCCATTTATCGTTCACCGATTGCAGGTACCTATACTTGATCGTCGCACGCAGACGAATGCAGTCTCTGAAAAAGGCGTACCCACAAAAATCTAAACCGTTGCTTTCCAAGGATTGAATAATCCAAGTGGGTTTAATTATAAGTCCTAGTTTATTCACCTGTTGCTCAATTCTTTTTTGTGCTGACCGTAACCATTTCTTACACGAACCCAGTACAATAAGATCATCACAATAACGGAAGTAATACTTCGCTTTTAATGCCTGCTTTACATACCAATCAACACTAGACAGGACCATGTTACCTATCATCTGTGATATGTAGTTACCAATAGGCAGTCCCTCAACACTCTCAATAATGTTGTCTAGTAATGCAAGAGTACGCGGGCACTTTATATGGCGACGAACACATAGCTTACTGACCCAGTGTTGTACTGACGGGTAGAACTTCTTAACGTCCATTTGTAGGTAGTAGGTAGGTTTTCCATTCCGTATGGCTTTCTGCACACGTCGGCGTGCATCTGAGGTGCCACGACCTACCAAAGATTGAAACGTATCCCGTATCAGCGAGCGTTTCCAGATACCACCAACAACCTGCATAATGGCATGGTGAACAATCCGGTCTGGGAAATAAGGCAATACGTGTATTACACGGAGCTTACGCCCCTCTACTCGCTCCATCACACGATACTCGCTGGTTTGGTACGTACCACTTATAAGCTGATCGTGTAGCTGCTGGAGGTAAAATTCTTTGCACTTATTTATCTCCAGCACTTCTGTATAATGACCCTTACCTTTTGAGGCCTTTCTATGGGCCTCCCGTAAGTTGTCCATAGATGCGATCTCGTCAAAGAGATTACCATATCGTTTCATAATCATCCTTTAATGCTATACAGCGCCCAAGCGTTTCAGACCAATCCGGTTTACTAAGCTTTTGTGGGATGCGTTTACGCCTCTCGGCGGGATTCTTTGTTTTCCTGTGATCTATAGCAAGTTGCCTGGTGATGTTCCGATTCCGATTGCCTGAGGAATTATTCACATTGACATAAGACGGACTGACATTCGTACCATTCGAGGTGTTACCACCTACATGGGCTACCTTCCCTGCCTAACAAAGAACCCCTAGTTTTTAGCCATCAGTCTCCTTAGCTGTTTAATGGATTATTGATTTTTGGAGTAAGCAAGCCGCCCGGAGACGTACCGATACCGAACGCCCGAGGAACTACTCACAAGGACAAAAGACGGACCGACAAGCGCACCATACGAGGCGGTACCACCCACACGGGCCCCCCGCCATCCTGGATTCTGGTAGTAATAATCGGCAAACGCGGTAGATGAATTACCACTCGAGTCGGCTAAGACATCACCAAGGGTGTTGTGCTGCACATTCCGGATGTACCCGTTTGACGCCGGTGCAGCTACACCGAGTTGGTTGTACCCGGTAGCCGTATCATCGGTAAAGGTACCAGGGTCATTACTGACATACCATATCCAGTCGTTGACGTTAAAACCGTCGCAGAACTGCCATGCGTTACCCCAGAAGTTTTCGATTCCCCGGTAGCTCATCCATGCAGTGTCTCGGGTGCTGCTATCAACACCACCTGAGCCGTTACCAACGATATTGGACTTACCGGCAGCTGAGTGGGGTGAATCGGTCTGGACGGACGATGAAGCCGAATACCCAGTACTTACACTGGCACTACCGGCTGCTAACAGAGCCTGACCGTCAAAGCCACCGTACTCTACGAAGAACAACAATTTCACCAGCGACCATTGCCAGAACGTCATCTGCGACCAACTGGAGCCCCGGTTACTGGCCAATTGTCGCGTCTGTGACCGAGTGACACCGACCATTGGATACTGGCCGGACACGGAGCCCAGAATGTCGGCTGCGTAGTCCACCCTAGCGTCGTTATTGTCCAGGTTCAGGCCATCAATATAAGCCAGTCCACTGGTGTCATACACACTGGCTTGATACGCACCGAGGTAAGTGGCTGACTTCTCCCCGGTTGGATTTTGGTAGTACCACATGTCCAGCGCGGGATCGTGAGCCAACACACCGCCAATAGCGAACGCAGGGTGCAGCACGAAGCCCGACCGGGGGTAATCACTAATCTCCCGCTTAATGTCACCGTTAAATAACGTGGAAACTCGGACGTAGCACTTAGGAATCTCGACCATCACCTGACCATCGGTACCGTCCAGAACGGCAGCAGTCCCGTCGGCTTTCAGCGTTGAGTCGTTCAGGCTAAGGTAATAGTTCACCGTACCATCATCATTCAGCAGGCATCGCCGCATCCGTTCATGAATCGGCGTGACTCCTGTGGACATACCTTCCCGACTAAAAGTGTCTGACGTTTGGTTCCATACCACGTTGCCGGACCTCCGTGGTTCAAAGTATTCCTGCAATTCCTGCTCGGCTGTGGCTTTTGGGACGTACTGCGTATGAGGGTCACTCCCTGCAACGTGAGCCGCTACCACCACCTCAGCAGCCGCATGAACCCCAGCTGCATCAGGATATTTGTCTGCTGTTGCGTCTAATGCCTCTTGAGTGGTGGCCTGCTCGACCGTCCCCCTGCTAGTAGTCGTTGCAGCGCCAACGAGCGCATCAACAAGCCTTAACGCCCTAGTCCAGATAGTAGCTGTCTCAATATCGCCTTTCGACAGCTCAGGCAGATTCTCGTTGGTCGTGAAGTCCCTGAACACGGCATAGACTGAGCCAGAAGCACTGGCGCCGGCCCACGGTGCAGACAGGGTGATCTGTGTGTCTGTGCCGACAGCAGAGACGGTGTAGGGAGCGGGGATTCCCGCGATAACGAACCCGTCACCTATGCTTACGTTGGCCAACCATGCCGTGCCAGAGCCTGTTACGACAGCGGAGCCGTTTGTGACGCTTGCTGTGCCTGTTTTGTATTGCATTTAGCTTGCTCCCTTTAATTCTTTGTGGTGTTAGTTGAATAAGCCAAGATACACAGTGTATGAGAAGTTGATCGCTGGTATGTTTTGTCCGGCTGATGACTGGTTAAACCAACGGTTAGTCACTATTAGTTGACCAGAGCTATTTACCGAGAAGTCAAGAAGTGAGTGCGCCACCCAGAGCTCAAGACCTCCTGAGAAACCTTGCTGTACGGAGTACGGTGATGACGTCCCGTCGAAGTTTATTTTATAACCACTCAAGTAAGCGGGAGCTGTATACTCAGCTTGGACAAAAACGAAATCTGTCTGAGGAAGTTTCCCAGTCGCCAACACTGCAACATCTGTAAATATTTCTGCTGCCTGTGCATCAGGGGCGCGGGCGGGAAACGAGACTGTACCCGACTCTTTCGAGTATATGTGGGGCATAGAGTTACCCGTACCGAAGGCAAGGCGCCCATTTTTGTTAATCTCGATCTTATCATTTGCAGCTACAAAGCTATCTGTTGATGTTGGGGTGCCCCATTCATCTGTACACGAATATAAAGCTGATGAAAACATGTTGACATTTACTCCCTTAGACCAGGCTAAGGCGTTGAACACATACGCAAAGTTATCAGCATTACCACCTAGAAATATTGTCGTTGTCTCATTTGTCGGAAGGTAAAACTTGTCTAATGCGGCCTCATTACTTTGGCGCGTATAAACCTTATTAGAGTCAAAGCTATCTCCAGCCGTAAACGTATCCGCATCTACATAAAGCGTCATGGAATTTCCTCATATACGAAGAATGTAACGTCCAATACGAACGATGGTAGGCTGGTGGCGGGCTTTGCAGTTCTGCCATACAGTATGCCAACATGAGTATCATTAGACACTGCATATAGTTGTTGTATCTGTGTGCCGCCTGAACCTTCTTCCATTGAGTAAACGAACGTACCCACAATGGGCGCTTGTATCCCAGTATTGTTTATGTAAGCTCCCACGGTTGGCTTATATGATAAACCATGAGCGAATGCGTTTATAATATCCCATTGGTTAAACGTACCCCCCGCACTACTTGGTATCGTAACATTTGTCCGAACCTTATTTTGTATGGCTAAGTAGTCGAATATGCTGTGGAAGAACACATTGTTGATATCCCCCAACGGGTTGTCTATCACCGCATTGTTGTTTTGATAGATAACTGTTTTGTTGGTATCAGCGTACATTCTCTTTGCCATGAGCTACACCTCTATACTGATAAACTTGTTAACTAGGTCTATTACAAATTTACCATCTGCTGATTTTATAACGCCACCATTCATAGTAAGACCTGTATTATCGAACGATAATGATACACTTGCATCGCCAATAGCAAGGCTTCCCGAATTGTCAAGATAATAACCGGCAGTTGTGTCAATCAGTGAAGTCTTTCCAGACCTAACGTCAGAAGCGACGACATCCCCACTAAACGAAGCATTGCCAGCGGCATCAACACTGAAGTTATCAGTATCTATCTCAAGCTGCGTTCCGTTGAAGTTGATGAAGTTGTCAGACACACCCCCAAATCTGAATGTCCCTGTGCTGGTCACATTGCCCGCGGAATCTATCGTCAACTCAGTGTTGGTGAAGCTGGATGCTTCCAAGTCACCACGGAAATATGCATTGCCAATCTCATCAATACCAAACCGCAACTTATCACCAACAGCGCCTGCCGCGTTGTACCCCCACATGAGGTAGGTTGTTCCATCAATAGTGAGTGGGCCAATCCCTGTTTGATATTGTGGTGTGTTTATATTATCAACAGATCGGATTAAGCCTTCTGCTGTGATTGTCTCAGTTGCGTTGATTGTTCCAGCCGTTAGCTTGGATGCAGTTAGGTCAATAATCTTGGCATTCGTTATCTGAGCATCACCAATCTTGGCAGACTGTATTGATGCGTCCTGTATCTGGGCTGTTCCAACGGCTAGGTTGGCAATCTTCGCATTGGTGACTGCTGCCGTGTCTATCGCCGCTGTTCCTACTGCGAGGTTTGCAATTTTGGTTGCAGTGACGCTGCTTTCCGCTAGCTTACCGGCCTCTACCGAAAGATCCGCCAGCTTAGCAGTCCCTAGTTGCCCGCCGACTACAGGGTCTCCAAGATCAATCGCGCCGCCTTCGATGTTGTCTTGAATGAAGGTTCGATTTACCGGATCAACCTCATAAGCCCACCCAGACAAGCCACTAAGGTCTTGTGCTGTTTTCGTTGTGACTGAAAACTCTGCGCTGGTGTTGGTGCCGGTGCGCCCGAACAGGTCGAACGGGCGAAGCCGTACATAGTACAATGTTCCATCTGTAAGCCCGGAGACTACATAGCTATTATCAGAGACGGTTGCCACTGGTGCTGTGGTATCAGGATCAAAGCCTTGGGTTTCGCTGAGCCAGATATCAACGCCTGCAAAATCCAGGTCATCCGGCCTCAGGTAACTGATCTCGATAACGCTGAAGCCTGGCACGACTGACAGGGCTGATAATGGGTCGGGGGCTGTGTTCGATACGTCCAGTACTGCCGGCGACTCGCTGATTCCACCGGCACGGCTACGGCAATAGACCCTTAGCTGGAACTCTCTCCACGCGCCTGACTCGCTATTCTCTCGCCGGTAGTCTTCCGCATTCTTCTCGAAGGCGTAGACATAGGAAGGATCGAATATAAATTCTGTCCTTACAATCTTATTGTCAGCCCATACTTCGACTTGATAGTCCCTGAAATACTGGTCAAGGTTGCCGCCAGAAGCCCCGGCAAACCCCTCGCCCCCAATGGGCAGCCACTGGGATATGGTTGTCTTTCTCCATTCAAACTTGGCGTCTTTACCGCCGAACTCGGAATCATTACCCTGTGCGAAAAGCTCAAGGCCATGTACCGGAGGAACAGCAATCAAGTCCCAAATATCCGGCTGCTCAAAGTCAGTAGTGTTTGAAATAGTAATAGAATTAGATACCGAGACTGATGACCTAATCCCAACTACGGACACAGAGAAAGCTCTGAATTGATACGTCAGCCCGTCTGACTTAGTGACAAACCTCGCAGCCAGGTTCTGATCTGTTGGCCCTATAAGCGTCCAGCTAGGATCTCCAGATTTTCTATACTCTATAGTGGCGTAGTCAAAGTCTGGATCTGCCGGCGCACCCACGTTAACAACGACAGTGCTAAAGATCGCATCTGGGTCTTTTGGCGTATTGGTAAGCTCAAACAAACCGACAGCAGTAACCGCACTTGAAGTTAGGCTATCAACGGTCGAGGTAATAGACGCCCAATCCGAACGGGTACCGATAGCGTTAATCCCTTGGACGCGGAAATCAAAGGTGCTCGGTTCCAGGTCGAATATGGTGGCGGTAGTATCGGACCAGTTTGAAAACACACGACGCCAACCAGTATCCGAGGTTAGCTTAACCTCGACATTAAAGGCAGAGGCGGCCAACGACCCAGCGACGTAGGAAAACTGCACTTTTACCCGTAGCACCCCGTTAGAGTCAGTATAGGGCGCCTCGCTAATATTAAGGCCAGTCGGCGGTAGTAATGAATACGGATTCGGAAGGTTGACTGGCGCCGGGACCGGAACTGCCAGCTCCTCGCCTTCGGACCAATCATAAATATCGGCTACGTCCTCTCGAAGGCGAAAGTTAATGCCCGCCATTGGGTCAAAACTCGGAATAGCCTCGACACGGAAAACCCGACGCGACCACCCGAGGGACGGGACGGTTAGACCTATGCGGTCACCAACCTTATGTTTAAACATATAGGGGCGCCCGGTAATGGTGGCGGAAAGCCCATAGCGGTTCTTCTCTATGTAGATTTTTGTTAAACGTCGAGCCATCGTCCCGGCATTAGTAAACGGGAAGGAATAGTCCTGCTCCAGGACCTCGCCGTCCTTCGCAATATAGTTATTGATTGCGATAGGGACAAAATCGACCAGCTCATAGTTATGGTCTGGCGATATAAATACCCCCTTACCATAATTGACTCGCTCATTTTTGGGCGCCCCTGCTGCAAAGGATATAGCGCCAACCAAATCATCTGGGGTGTAGTAAGCGTCGGTGTCGGGAGCCTTATACGCACCAGCGATATAGTACCAGGAGCCTTGCGCATTTACACAGGTCGCCGCCCCGGCCCTTAATAGGTCCTCCAAAATGGCGGGAGGACGAGTATTGATTTTAAAGGTACCATTTACAGTGTAGCGTTTAACGCCCGAGGTGGCCGGTACCTCGTTGGAGATTTGCGCTCCTTCGAGAAACGATGCCTCGTTCAGGTCCGCCACGTCCAGGTTGTAGCCCCGCGCCCATATCATGTAGTCGCGGGTACACGCAGCGTGATTATCCGTCCAACCCGTAACCCCGGTCGCCGGGTCATACACGTCGTTTTTACCATCGACCTGAGCAGAAATTCTAGGAATGCCGTTATAGGCGTCCTTGTTGTAAGTAAGCCGCAGGTATACGTAGGTTTGCCCAAGCAGCTTGTGGTTAACGGTCCAGTTATCCGGGATCATGGCCAACATCCCGGCATCGACCGACGTCTGGTCACCGAGTTCCACGTGAACGTCCAAAAGCCCGGCGTACTCCGAAGCTATGGTGTACGTTTTACTCCCAATGCTAATCTCGGTGGCGGCCGCTTCATCGCCAAAGTAAATCGCTTGGATCCTTCTGCTTTCGTGGGCTGCGAACACGACTATTAAATGCAGGTATTTATCGTCAGCTCCAGAGGACTCCAAGTAAACAATTTGGCCCCCTACCCGAGCGGACCCGTATACTACGGCTCGGCTGCTAGCGGGCGCTCGGACGGTATTTTTACGGTCGGATAAATATTCGGACGGGGATGGTGGCGTCGGCATCGAAAACAGGTCGCCAATCCACTCGCCGACTTTGTCATAAAGCCCCAAGGTCAGGAAGTTGGCCGCCGAGTCCCAGTAGTCTCCGAAGGCGTCCCCGACGCTCTCGACTGCGCTTCCAAGTGCGTCTCCTACATCGCTAAAGGCGTCTTTAACGCTACTCCACGCACTACTGAAGAAACCCATACATTATTCCTTACTTATCGAAGAAGGTGGAAGCGGGCCATATAACCTCTTTAGAGGCTATACTGGATACAAACTCGAAACCCTTATCACCGGGGTACACGGCTTGCTGGTCCTGATCGGTGTACCGCTCGGACCGCACACGAGTCCAGTCCGCGCTTTCGTCTGTAACGGTAACCTCTATCATACCGGTCTTGCCATGCTCGCACGTCGGCTGGTCCATGGTACCTTTAAAGTAGATTACCGGGTCGCATTCTAATTGACCGTCTTCTCCGAGGACCCCTAAGTAGCAAACTGCTCGGCGGTTAATATACGGCTCGTTTAAAACCGCTTCTAATATTATGGGGTCTACGCCAGCTAGACGTACCTGAAAGCGAATGGGGTCTAGCTTATTATTTTCCTGTAACTTGGAAACATTACCTAGCGTACCTCGCCCAACGTAGTCGACCCCGTCATAACGGAAAGTATGCGTAAGACTGCAAAACGCCAAGGTCCCGGAGTCAAATTCCAAGCGGCATAAATAAATCCAGTCAACATGTGGCTTGCTAGCGGCGTCTATAAATTCTTGACTAAATCTTTTAGGCATCAATGGCCTCCACTGCGTCTACTGTTATACCATAAAGAACTGGACTAGTCAGCGAAAAACTAAACGGCTTAACTAGCTTGACCCGACAAGACGGCTGCTGCGTAATAATTTGGCCGTTATCTGGTGGCGCTTGATGAAGCGATGGCTCGAACTGGATAACAGCCGTCCCGGTACCGTCTGGCACGGTTGGCGAGGTTACCATTTTTAATTCCCCGTTTACGGAAAAGTAGTCCCCGACGGCTAACGCCTCTAGTTGACCCGATTGCCACCCGTCGGTAACCAAGGCGTTCCCCGTTTGGTTGGCCCCCTTTACCGTTGGGGACCCCAAGGCCGTTCCGTTTAGTGGTGCGAAGTTGGCAACGGTAATATTAAAGCGTCCGGCCATGCCTCGCAGGGATATGAGAAAAGCCGAAAGCGTCCGAGCCTCGCGCCCACCGCGTTTACCGAACTGCAAGGTAAATTTCCACCGAGTACCAGGTAACTCCGCCGTGGTTATAACCCCGCTCAGGTCGCTTTGAAACTCGGTTTGTTTTCTCATAACCTCGACATCAAATGAATCTGGGTAAATAGATGGAAACCCGACTATTGGGCCAATCATGCTTAGGTCGAAGCCTGGCGCGCTGGAGTCCGCTAGTACGTAAGATGACCACACCTGTGTAGCAGGGTCCCAAGTTTTTACATAAAATGGACCCGGGGTACCGGTCACGGCACCGTCTGCCGCAATCGCCACGCCTAGAGAATTGATATCCCGCCAAGCTACTTGGGACCCGTCCAGCAGAACTACGCCAAGTAAGGCGCTTATGGTACCCGCCCCGGTGCCGGGGGAGACCAGGTTTTGGTAGCTAACCCCGGATTCTGGGTTAAGCGTAATACCGGCCAAGGTCTGTGTGGCGTAATCGGCGAGGGTAACCCGCAAAAGGCTATCGGCATCCCCATATCGAAGATTGCGTTGCTGAACTAGGATGTCGATGGTGTTCGCCGTATCATCCCAACCGGTTATAGTCTGGGCAGCGATTATGGTACCGGACACGTTTTCCAGTTTGACATAGCCAACGGTAGTAGTGATCGTGCCGCTAACCGTTATCGTCGCTGCTTGGTTAGGAACTACAATCTCGTCGGTACCAAAATCGCTTATGGAAAACGCCATCCGGATAACTCCTTACTGGGTTGTTGGGACCGGGATAATAGTACATCCGCTGCTACACGCCACACTAATTTCAATGTAAATCTTTATTGGGATGGCGGTACTGTCTGGTCCGACTATTTCTTCTTTTGTCGCCGGATCCGACCACTCGCTTTCCAACCCGTATATATCTACCGTTTTTATTCGATAGGATAGCAATACCGGGTCGGGGGAAACCAGGACCTGTGATTCCAGGGTCGTGGTCGATGGTAAAGTCGCCGTGTCCCCTCTGTCCACAATGACCGTTTCTGCCTTATCTCGAACGACGGTTTCGATTACGTAGTGGTCTATTTCCACGACTGGCAGGGCGTCCCCGTTAACCCGGGTAGCAGGATGGGTCCACGTGACCGTTGTTTCGACGGTCCCGAAGGAAATCGCCTGACTAAACGCGACTCTCGGAAATAATACGAACATTAGGAATGCAAAAAAGATACAAAATAGGATTAGACAGCTATTACTTTTGCGCATAAAGGTGGCCATAAACAACTTACTCCTTCTTTGTTTTCTTTACGATGGGTGAAATAGCGTGGGTCGCTTTCACTCGTCCGTATACCGCAAGCACGGCCCCGGCACCACCCACCATTTCTAGTATACCGTCGGTAACTAGCTGCTGGTCAGCCATGCCAAAATCAAATCCGGTGCTTTGCAGGATAACGGCCACTAGCGCTACCAAGCCGCCAATTACCGTTTTTGATTTCCACCATGGTTTACTGGAATTGTACATAAATATCTCCATTTAAAGTGGGTCGTAGGTCGTCGCCCATAAACGATTGTAATGTATTTAATGCGAGGCCCGCACCCGGTTTATTTACGACCGACGGCCCTAGCCATATCGCCGCCTTCCGAAATAGCTTGTCGCATAGCGGAAAGAGCAGCCGTGGTTATTTGCGGCATTAAGCGCACGATCTCCTGGCGGACTGCTTCCGGGACCCCGGCGGTTAGCTGCATTACTACGGTTGGGTTCATGTCCCCGCCTCTAGTAGCGGCCCCATTTCCGGATTGCTTGGTAGGCGCTTCTTCCTGACGCGCTTTGGTGTTTTCCCGTTGGAGGAAAGTGGTAAGGTCTTGGTTAAGCGGAGCCCCGGTTACTCGCTCACCCTTGCCTAGGAGCCAAGTACCTTCCCTTGGGACCTTGTCGATGCCATCGTGCGCCATTCCAGTCATCTGCATGAGGTTGCTAACCCCAATTCGGCGGGTGGTGTCGGCGTCTACCACGAACTCTTTTCCGTGCACTACGCCGGCTATCGCGTTCTCGCTGGCGTCCCCGGTGTAGCCGCCTTCCTTGAAGCCACCGATCAGCGCATAAGCAGCGATCAGCGCAGCGCCGCCGACCACCGCTGCAGCACCGAACGAACCAATCGAGGCCACCAGCGCCGCTGGCAACCAGGCCGTGGCCGTAGTGGCGGCCGCGGCGACTTGGGCGGTAGTGGTGGTGGTGGTCGCGGCCACGCTGGCGGTAGCCGCGGTAGTGGTCGCGGCCACGCTGGCCGTGGCTTTGGTGGCCTCGGCCGCCACGACAGCGCCCGTCTCAGCGGTGATGCCAGCCATTTTCAGCGCCTGAAATGCCAACCATTGCGCCGTCATTTGTCCAAGGGAGTTAACGGTCCCACGCAAAAGGCTGCGCAGCAACCCTTTCAACGCTTCGTCGGTACTTTGCGAATCCAGGATCACAGATTCAAACGCATTACCAAAACCGGTGGAAAAGGCCTCAATGGTCGAACCCGCCAACTCTTTAAAGTCGGTCAAAGCTAACTCGGCCCCTTGTAGCCATTTCGCCCAATAGGAGTCGTTTGCCGTTAACAAATCTTCTTGGTATTGAGCTTCCAGGTCTTTTAAAACGGTATGGCGCTCGTCTTCGGACATCCGAGTGCTGTCTAAAATGATCTCCCGGCGACGCTGGTAGGACGCGGTAATCTGGTCTTCTTCGCTTTTCAGCGAGGCGGCGATTCCAGCGGCTGCCTCGTTAGTATCCGCTTGGGCGGACAATTCGGCATCCAACGCCGCCATGGCGTCTATGGTTGCGTAGGCGTTTTGCGCTAACATAATCTGGGCGTCGGAAGCGCCTTCGCTATGCAGTTTTAGCATTTCCAGTTGGGTGCCGACGGCCCACGCCATGTCCGCTTCATCTTGTAGCTTAGCAATTTTCTTGTCTATCGCGGTTACCGCCCCATCGCTGCCGCCGGAGTCCCCACTGCCGGGCTCGATTTTAAAGGGCGCCAAAGCGTCCCCGGATAAGCCAGCCCTTGCCGCTTGTGCTTTGTCGTAAGCGGCCCGTGCGGCGTCGGCAGCGCTAATATCTGCATTAAACGCATTTAGGGAGGCTTCCCTTTCTTTTAAAACCGTGGCAATAGCGGCGGTACGTCCGTCTGCTATTGTGGTCATAGCCTTGTCGTAGGCAGCGCCCGGGCCAATTCGTAGAGGGTCTTTCCAGAAGGTAGTGAAATCTAGGTGGTCCAGAATTAGGTCCTCTACTACCCCCATCTTTTTATCAAAGGCTTGGAATTCAACATAGGCCAAATCCAGCATCGCTTTAACATTTTCCGGGAACTCGAAAAAAGACGATTTAAGGATGTCCATGGCGTCATCGGTATCGGTCACCCATTTATCTAGCCAGCCGGTTACTGCGGTGTCGTTAATCTCCACCATAGTAATAACGTCGTCTGCGACCCGCAAAAAGCGATTTCCTAAAGCGTCCACATAACCGGCAAGTTGCTTAGAAGCGACCATGGCGGTCATATCGGACAAGGCGTCGGTAGCTCTGTGCACCTGCGTCTCGACCAAGTCGCCGACCCCGGCCTGTCCGACGGTCATCCACAACTTTTCCCATTCGTCGCCAAGGTTGGAAATGGCGCCATCAAGCGTGGCCATTCGTGCGGCCATCGCCCCGGCAAAGTTATTTTCGCCAAGTTTCATCAGGTAAGACTCGATCTCGGCCGAGTTAAAAGCGACTGTGTCCGTGACCCCTCGAAAGGTGAAAGATACTTCGTCACCTTGCTTACTCGCCCGAATACCGAACTCTTTTAGGCGTTCAAATTCCCCGGTGGCGGCATCAGCCACCGCTTCAATAAGTTGGTTTAAGTCCTTACCCATGGCGGAGGCGGTATCACCGTAGCTGGTTAAGGCACGCTCGGATGGTGTAAGGCCAAGGTTAACCAATTTAGTAAAGCTGTCGGTTACTTGCGCTAAATCGTAGGGGGTGTTAGAGGCGAAGTCCTGAAGGACCTTAAAGGCAGTCGCAGCGTTCTCAGCGGACCCAGTCGCTGTTATTAACTGAGCATTCAGGACTTCAAAAGTACGGGTCGATGATATGGTTTTAGTTAAAGCGGCAATCGTACCGGCCACTATAGCGGCTGGCCCGGCAAACCGTAGGAAAGACCGAGTCAACCCATCGGTTACACGTTCGGTCCTTCTTCCGGTTTCTGAGAGTCCTCGCAAACGCCGGTCTGCGACCTCGGCCTCAAGGGATCTAATACGAATTTGTAAACTTGCTAACTCGTCAGCCATTCCTCGCCACCTTTAAGACCACGCGGTCTAGTAACTTCAAAACTCGAACCTCCCACCCTTCGAGTTGCACCCCGGTTACTTGTAACCAGCTAGCGACCTCGGTGTACGTCAGGGCGGCTTCCGTCCGAACTTCGTTGTATAGTTCCCACAAGTACCCGATGTCTTCCGGAAACCTCGGAAGCTCGGCGAGGGGCTTAGGTAAAACACCCGTCGCCTTGTGGACCTGTTCCAAGTGGCGTCGAAGCGAGAGCTTGCTTCCCTTTACCGGGAGATTTAGCTTCGTGTCTTCTTCAACCCAGTGGACGAGGGCTTCAACTCTTTCTCGAAAAAAAACGATCTTTGCGCCGCCAACACGTTAACCATTTTTTGCAGCTGTGGAGCCTCCTTAAAAAACAGAGACACGTTTTCAGGGGAGCACTCCTGAGGGAACGACCATTCGACGACCAGAGAGGATACCAGCTCTCGTTCTATAACGGCGACCACGTCTGCCCGTTCGATGTCGTCTAGTAGGTTCCCCGCCTCCATCATTTTCCGCTTAGCGTTTAAATCCGCCCGGCGAAAGGTGTCAGAGTCGACTCCTCGGATAACAAAGTGCTCGTCCGACAGAGTACCGTCTGGACGATATAGGGGAACTCGCTTCCCCGTATTCGATACTTCACGTGTATAAAAATCTTTCATTTCCATAGGTCTGGGTCCTTCGCCTATTTGTGGTTAAAGGTTACACCGGCGTCCTTTCGATAGTGATGTTGGTGCCGCTAGCGCTGTCCAATAGCGCTTGGAATGGCATGGACAGGATAATCGGGCCCTCACCGCTAACGTCGGGTTTGCCACCGGTGTACTTGATGCGCGGGATGATAACTTTAATGCTATTGCCCGCTGCGTCTGGTAGGATCAGGGTTAGGCTAGACTCGGTTTCGTTGACGAACTTTTCAACGAGGTCCGAGTTTTCAAAATAAGCGCTAACCGTACCGGTTAGGTTGGATCGACCGTCGGAAGGCTTAATGGTTTCTTTACTGCCGACTACATAACGGGGCTCCACCCCATTCTGGAGGTCCAGCGCTATTTCGGTCACTACCGCAATCGTGGTTCCACCCTCGTCCAGCGTTCCAGTAAAGGAATCCAAAGGCGAAGTGGTGGACTCGGGGGCGTAGGTCGGGGTGCCGAGCGCGGTCAGGTCGGCCGCTACGGTCTGCCCTTTACCGACTACGCTCATGGTCCCGGTAATCATTTGGCTAGCCGCTATGCTCAGCGTCAAGCTATTGATTTCTACGCCGCTGAAAATATAGTACGGTTTGTCCGCTGTTAGGATATCCGAGAAGTGCCGAACCATGGTAAACGATCGACGAACTACGCCAGCTTTGACTTGGTCCGTGCCGACTAGCGGAGCCCCCGTTTCCCAACCAGTACCCATCAAAACGGCTTCCAGGAACTGATCAAACGACCCATAGCTAAGCTCGAAGCCTATTTCTCCGTTTACCTGATTAGCGCCAAGGCGGAAGTCCGCCTTTTGCCGGTCGGAACGAATCTCGGCGGATTCTAGACTATCCTTGGATAGACCAAGGGTACACGAAGTTAAACGCACCGCGTCCAAGGCTGGACTAGTAGGGAGCGTTCCATACGTACTTTCTGGTGCGCTGAAAAGCGCGTGACGGCTACCATTGGCCATAACATTTATCTCCTAAACTGTTCGTGCAGTCCTAGCATAGTAGTAAATGCTAACACTAACTCTATAGTAGCCGCCTGCGTAGCGACCCCCACTTACCGACGTACCCTTTAAAATGACCTCCTGGCCATTATATAGCAAGGCTTGCCCCGCTGGAAAGGCGCTAGCGATTTCATCGGCTTTTTCTAAAATTAAGCCAGACCCTTGGTTTTGCGGGTAATTAATATCTACTTGTAAAAACCCCCTATGCTCGTCTTCGCCGTTTACGCCTAGGGTTATCGGAACGGTTCCGGTCCTCCCATTATAAACTTTTAACCAAAGACCTTCCGGTTTCGACGAGATAGGGCTGTTCGGCGTTTCCATCGGAGTAACCGCATCGACCACCCGAAGGCCATCCAGTAAGGCCTTTTCAATATCAAAATACCTAGTCGCCATAACTAACCCGCCTCAACGCCTGTCTTACCACCTGATCCCAACGAGAGGTGTTTACTCGAACCATGCCGCCCGGAGCTTGCGAAGAATGGCCGTCGTATTCTATCGCCCCCGCATACTTTAAATTGTTGATAAATAAAATGTCGTCAAACGGGTCGTCGTAGCCCTCGACTTTCGCCGTAATCTCGTTTACTTTTTCCTGGCCACCTCCACCGGTGTCGTTTGGATTGGCGGTGCCGACGGCCGTGTTAAGAGAAACGAACCAGTTATTGCGCAGCGGCCCCTTATCGACCGGCGTTGCGATAATAATAGAACTAAAAATATCCAGTGCCGCCAAGGCTCGTACCTTATTAAATTTAGTCAGGGTCCTACCATGGAACAGCCTTAAACTTCTGGAAAAGCTCATTTGGATAGGGCCACAATGTAAAGCAAGGTCACGTCGGCCGGTTTAAGTGGGCTCGTCTTGCCGACCGGAAACCACTGGCCATCGACCAGGACCTCGTCTTCTGGTTGTAAATTCGCCGCTGGCTCCAGGATAAGGCCCCGTGTGGTAAACCACCCTTGGGACGCTTCGCCGACCGGGTATATTTGACTCGCCAGGTTGTTCTTTGTGGCGCTGTCCACAATAACCCCTTTAACCGCCCTTTCCGTTCCCAACGTTGACCTCATGGTGGCATCGTTATAAATAGGAGCCGCCCTCACGGTAAAGGTCGTCCCGTACTCGGCGAGGAGCCCGGTTATCTCGGGTATAAGGCCATTGTAAAAAGCGTCCGAAGCGGCCACGATTAATTCCTTATCACTTGGCTAACGGCATAGACATAACGGCTAGCCAGACGATCCGCCTTTGGAAAACGTGGTACCGTTTTCTGGGTAAACGTGGTGGCGGTTTTAATAGGACCGATGGTAACCGACTTGCTTTGAACTTGCCGGGTATCGTTTACGTCGGTGGATTGGTATAAAGCGTTTTGGAGGTATTGTAACGCGTAGTTGCAGATCGCTTGTTTCCATGCGACAGGTACCAAAGCGGTCGACCCGCCGGTTACGTCGGTACAACGGTATCGAGGAAATTCCAGAGGCTGGGTAGAAATCATTTTGACCCCGGATAGGATGCGGCCCCATCGCAAGGAGGCATACTCGGACCCGTTAACGAGCGCCGCCTTTTTGGCGCTGGGCGTAGCGTCAGTCCATTCGGCAACTGCAAGGTCGGTGAAATAGGCGTCGGAAAAGGCTTCCGCCACGTAAGAGGTAGCCCCGTCCACGATGGTGCCGTCTTCTACAATAAAAGCCATTTTTCACCTGCTTTAAAAAAAAATGGGGGCATAGCCCCCGGCCATTAGATATCCATGTTGTTGATCATATCTTTCAGCCGAGCCTGCCGCCCGGCGAGCCCTTCTCGTTCCTTCGCTTGGGCCTTTTGAAACAATTGAATATCGGTCATACCACCACTCGACTTGGCGTCTTGTTCCTTGTGATCCACAATCGTGTCGTAAGCCTTAAGAGCCAGCTGAAGGCGCAGCCTACTTTTCTCGTGTACCTTTTTTGCCTCCTCCAGCTCTTCCAGAACAAGACTCTCGGCGGCTTCGGCGGCATCTGCCTCCTCCGTAGTAGCGTCTCCCAGTTTTGCAGTTGCTACTTCTGGCGTGGCAATCGGTGCTGCCGGCGCCCACGGTGCGGGGGTCTCGATTACTGGCGAGGTACGAGTGAACCCCTTAGCGACACTACTAAGGGCCTCCCGGGTCACATTTTCACCGAGAAGCTCCTTCATTACGTCCAAACGGGGGAGCCCATCGGTGGTCCAATGGGCGTCGTTCTTCGGGTCTAGCGCGGTCAGGGCCGCTTTAATCTTTTCGCTCATTTCTGGGTCCTCACAAAGTATCAATATCGGTAACTAGCATAATCCCAGCGGCCGAGTAAGCGCCATCATTCATGGCGTCAAAAACCGTCAGCTCGTCGGCCCCTTTTAAAATCTGGGTCGTCCCCGTGCCGTCGGTAGAAAAAGCCACCTCGTTGCTGGCACCAATCGCCGCATCGGAGGTGATGTGTAACGTAAGGGTGTCCACACTGGGTACCCCGACGAAGTACAGCGTAGCGGCGTCCAAACCAGTCGGCAGAGCGCCGCCAGCGTTCTCTAATACAAAAGGGCCCCCGCCAGCCACGAATCCGTGACCTATCAGGTTCACGAGGTTTGTGGCATTAGTAAAGGTCACGACGGTCCCAGCACCGGTCCCGGATAGGCGAGCGGCTTGGTTACCAAGAAAAGCCAAGAGCTTCTTGCTATGGCGTAGCAGGTCGTAGGTGGCGTGGCGCATGTAGCGGCGATATATAGTCATTGCGCGTTCTCCAAAATGGGGATAAAAGCGGGGTCTCCCCCCGCTTTTAACTACTACCCGATTAAAATTCCCGAGTAATAAGACGAGCGATTTTGATTTGCTTCCGCTCGCTGAACGCCCGCGCCCACGAAGCGGCGGCGGCTAGGTTGCCGGTGGTAGCGGCGTTGGACGGGCCGCCCTTGGAAGCCGTTGCCGCGAACTTATGGCCGACCGGGTGGATGCACAGCTCTGTACGGTTGTACAGAATCTCGGAACCAGACCCGTTACCGGAATCAGGATCGCGCTTGGTTTCGGTCGGAGTTTTTGGCTGACCCATACCCAAGCGGATAGCACCCGCGCCGAACATCCAGGACTCGAATACCCCGGAAGTGGCCGGCAGTCCGTCGTCCATAACAACCACTCGGTTAAGGAAGGTCGGGATGCGTACCTTGGATTCCGAATCAACGATGAAGTCGATCAGGTTATTTTTCTGCATCCGGTTATACACGATGGAGTGCACCAACACGAGGCCGAGCGAATCCATGCTGTCGCCCATCGTGACGGCGGCATCCAAGAACGCGCCCGCGCTGAAGTTAGTAACTCCAGCCGAGTAGGCGGTACCAGATACGTCGTTTGTCAGGTCATTCTGGACGTGCTCGGAAGTCGTAGGAGCCGCGGCGTTATCCGCAAACACCCCTTTCATGCTCGCAACGAAAGCCGCCTGAAGGCGACGAGCCCAGTACTGGGAAATCCGTCCAGCAATGGCGTCCATTGGGTCGGTACCGATCAAAGCAGACGCCAGGTCGGCGGAGCTCCAAGACTGGTTCCGAGAAAGGCGTACCGAAATTTCTTCCGAGGTACCAATCTTTTTCGGAACGCTGTTTGCAGTGCCCCCGGTGTAACGGTCATCCGCTTCGTCCGAGCCGACATTGTCAGCGTCGTTATCGAGATCTTTAAAAGACGGGGTGTGGAAAGTAAGACCACCGCCAGCGAGCTCCGCGTCCAAAGCGCCGTCACGTACCAAAGCGCCGGACGCAATGATGCGGGATTTTTCTTCGGTAAGCTGCTGCACGTAAGGGTTGAACATTTCTGGTACGATAACGTCTGCGAGTTGCGTAATTGGTCCGGTAGCCATGGTATCCTCCTCAGGATGTAATAGGCTGAATTAGTCTTCTTTACCGAGAAGCGACGAATCCCATGACCGCGCCAAAATACAAAAAAAGGTAGCTCCACCATAGAAGCTACCCCTATTCTAAGCCATTAGAAATATTCCTGGCAACACTTATTTTCGAGCGGGCTTTCCACCGCCAATAGTGGTACCGGCGGACTTAGCAAATTGCGTCGCTTTTTCCGGGTCCGCTTTAAACAGTTGGCCCTGCTCGGTCATATTCCAGTTTTCAGCTGAAAACGGGTTATTGGCCCCGTCCGACCCGTTGCCGCCCTTCGCACCAGCGCCCTGCGATTCAGGCCACCAATGTGGGCGCACCTTGGTATTTTCGGTAAACCATACATCCGGTGCTAGGCCCGGCGTAATACCGACGCCATCTTTAGTAACGGCCCGCCCACGGTCATCCAGCTCGAATACGTTTTCACCAATCATAAGGGCGTCATCCACCGCCGTGTCGCGCAGCTTAGCTTGAACAGCCGCCTTACGGATTTGGTCGTGGATAGTTCGTTTTGTTTCTTTGCCCTTGTAGGTATCGACTTCACCGGTAAGCCGCACGCTATCGTCGGTCAATTCTTTGATCTGCCGTTCCAGAGGGGCCGTTCTGGATTTAATACGGGTCTCGACCATTTCGTTCAACTTGGTATCGTCGATCTTATTTGCGGCAGCGGCTTCCAGTTCCGTAATCCGGTCCAGCTTTGCGAAGACGTCGTCTGGCTCCAGGTCGTTAAACTTACGCAGCTTCTTTTTAACCTCGCCGTGGTCCTCGCGTTCTTTGCGAAGGCTGTCGGTTAACCGGTCAACGTCGTCTTGGGTCTTGATCCCAGAAATGCCGGTTAGGACCCATGCCCCGTCCTGCTCGGTAAACAACCCGAGGTACTCTACTGGGATTTCGTCTTTCTTTTCATAGCGGTGTTTCAAAAGCATTGGAATCACTCCAGTTTGTTAAGGGGCCATGCCCTTATGTAGCGAGGTAGGTTACCATAGTGGCGTCCATTTTTATCCGGGTTTCTTCCGGATCCCCCATTTAAGCCCGTCCAGTGTAGGCACGGTATTTTTAAATCGTCACGCATCGTCGGGTATTTGTAACCCCCTCGACTTCAGTTGATCTAGGGTTAGGGTATCGCCATCCCTCGCAACAAACTTGTCCAAGGTAATATGGCCATCTCGAAACATGGCAGCACGGGTAGGGCCAAGCACTTCGTTTTGGAAGTCTGGCGACTGCCCGGTTAACCACTCTTGATACGATGTCTTACCCGGCACCTGGCCGATTAACTCCCGCTTCCGCTTTGCGGAGAAAGCGTCGTACTTTGTCTTGTGGCCATAAGGGAGGTCGCCCCGCTTTTTAATTTTACCAAGACCATTCTTATCCGCGTACTCGCCAACCATTTGTTTTTCCGTGGTCGGGTTAAATGGCCGACTACCCAAGTTATCGGCGTCCAGCAACGGCACGCGCAACGAGCGGCACCGGAAATGCAGTGGCGGTTGCGGCCCCTCTTTTACGGGGAATTTTTTAGTATCGTTGGAAGCGCATTCGAGGGTGGTTCGACTGTCCAAGGTAGCAACAAAGTATGTTTCTTGGATCAGGTCTGGGTTAGCCTCATAGAACATCTTTTTAGATTCGTTCTGGACCCCGTTGGTTACGGTTAAATAAACCGATTCCAAGTCTCGAAAGGCTTTGCGAGCAGCGGCCCTTGTCGTTGGGACGGTCCCGCCACCCAGTACCCTCCTAGCAACGGCCGTCGGGCTATCGCCCTGAATTATGCCTATCTTGGCGGTGGCAGCGATGCGCGCAACGTCGTCAATTTCCGCCTTATCCATCCACGCCTTTAGCGTTCGCCCCTCGAAAGGGCGTGTGGCAGCGATAGCCTCCAGCTGCGCTACGGGTGGTATGGATAGGTTTAAAATTACCGGGACGCTACCGGTTATGACTTTAGCCGCCGTTAAGACTTCCTGTTGCGCTAGCGCTTGCATCTGCTTGGTAGCGGTGTCGTGAACGGCTTTCCAGGATTGCGCTCGCAATACCCGAATATCCGAAGTCATTTGGTCGAGCTGCTTCTGGACCCCGGGTAGCCCTAGGTCGGCGCCCGCAAGGCTTTCCGAGTATTTAAGTATCAGAGAATTTAACTTACCTTCCGACTTACGCAACAAATCCGTTGACTCGTTGCGCAGCCCACCGGCGTACCTTAGCAGGTAGGTTTGGTGACGAATAAAGCGGTCGAGTAAAAGCTCGTTAGCGCTTTTCATTAGATGCCCGGCACTTCGGAGTCAATCGTGTTTACTTCCTCGTCATAGGTAAGCTTAGTCATACCCTGATCCGCTAGCCAGCCATGAATTGACTTAGACGAAAGTGGCGCGCCGAGGGTCTTGGCCTGTTGCATTTGTACTAGCGCCATCCCGTTGAAATTAGCGTCGGTAAATTCCAGGTTAGGGGTGACCACAATATCTTCTGGATTCGCGCCGAACCATGGGGCCATGGCTTTAAGTACCGTTTCTAAACCGGCGGCCCCTGCTTGCGCTATCTGGACTAGCGTGGCGGTTTGGGCGGCGGATCGAATTTTCAGCGCTTCGCCAGACTCCTTCGCTTGACCTGCCGAGTCTAGCAATTGACCTGCTTTCTGGGTCGCTCGCTTATAGTCGTTTTCCAGGTTTTGGCGTTGTTCGGACAACCCGTTCCCGCTGACCCCAATGTATTTAGCATCGCCACCTTGCGGAACATTAATACTGGCCCCCGCACCGGTTCTAATTGGCGCCTCGTCACCGTCGCTACCGTCCACGGCCGTCGCCATCATGTTACCGATTAGTACCAAGGTGTCTTGGCTTTGCATAAATAGGTGCTGGCGATGGTCCGCGTCACCCCGGTAAATAGCCAACGCCAGTTTTGCCAGTCCGTACAGTGGCGGGTTATCGGGAGTAGGGGCCAGGTCTTTAGAGTTGATAAAAGTAAACGGCAGCTCTTGCAGGGTATTACCTCGAACGGTGACCGCGGTAAACTCCAAGGTAGAAGGCTCGTCCGAGGGCTCGGCGTCGGCGAAACCGTAGGTACCGCCGGTCAAGCTGGCTTTGCCTTCCGCGTCCATTAAAGCGAACACTTTAAACTTAGCCTTATGCGACCATTGAAGGTCGGCACCTACCACATAGCCGCTTTCGTCGGCTACCGCTAAAACTACGTCGGTTGGGGCCATTTTTCCGCCACCCTGTACCCAATTAATCACGGCGCCTTCCCCGTATAGTACCAGTACCGGGGTAGGTTGGCCGTCGGTCTCCTGGACGTCCCCTAAAAGCCCGACCCTTCCGGCAACTAATTGACGTACGTTAATCTTACGCAGCACCATTTGTAAAGACTCTCCCAATGGCGTAGCGGATAGGCGCAGAGGCTCCATGCTGGAAGGGAGCTCGATGGATGCCGGTTTACGATGCATGGTACCAATGGCCGCCTCGACCGCTTCCGCCATAAGGTCCGGAAAAACGGCTCTTAACTTATACGCTTGATAGGCTAGCTCGCCGGGGCTGGTTTGGCCTAGACCTTGGCCGTCGGCGATTTGGCCAGAGGTAGCTGGGAGGTGTTTAACCCCCCGGTCCTTAATCTGGTCCTCGCCGTCATACGTATCGTTGCAGGTTTCCCACTTTTGGGCCTTTGAAGTGTATTGCGGATGCTTGGTAGAAATAGCCATCTTTGTGATCCTTTAAAAGTGCCCAGTGGTTGACCCAGATACAAAGCGGTCGCCTACCGATAGTATAACATAACGTACTTCATCGCAGACGTGATCCTCGGCGTCCGTGTTTACGTCGTCCAGGTCTTTCGTGTCCCGTGGAACGGACGGGACGGTCCGCATAAACCCGTCTTGACATACACGAAAGGCGAAAAGACCGGGGTCCTCCCGTGGGCCGCCTTCTTGTGGTGGTTGCGCATTATAGATCGCCACCCGCATCTTCTCCCATCCGTTCTTTCTGCTACCGGGCCCCTTGTTGGATCTGGACCATTGGACCCCTTTATAACGGTGCCCGTTTATCGTAACCGGTCGCATCATATCCTGTGCGATGTTGACCCCGTTCTCCGTATCGTTAATCGAGTTATCCGCTGGGCCAGGTTGGATCCTCCCATAGTACCCGGATTTCAATTCCCTTTCCACTATCCCTTTAGAGATTTGTGTAGCCAATAAGCGCAGCCCAGTATTTGGTACCCCGTTCCAGCCGTACCATTCCCCTATACGGAAAAGGTCGCCTCTAACGGTGGACCGGACCGAGCCGTCGTTCATCGGTACGTCCGACCCGTCGGACTCGGCCCACCACCCAACGCTAAACGGTTTGGAGGACCCCCAGTCGAAAGACCGAAACATGCGCCATCCCCTCGGGATAACGAACTCCGGAACAATGTTATAATCGCTAGACCAGACATCGTCAAACATACCGCCCGACGTAATATCCCAGTCGCCCCACAGCCAAGCCTTTTTCTTGTTCGGGTCGGTTATGGATTCAAGCTCCAAAATATACTCGGGAGACAGATATCGGTTTTCCTTGTACGACCCAAAAATACGGACTTGGGTTTTGGTAACCTCTTCTCGTTGCTGCGTCCTTGGGTTGAAAACGTCTTTGGTGTTATTGACCACAACTCCGGGGGCCGCCGGGTCTATAAAGCGTTGCTTGACCCAATTATGCCCCACCCCATAAGGGTTAGTGGTAGACAAAACTACCAAGGGCATTTCCGGCAAAACGTCCCGTTGTCCAGACCCCTCGTTTATCGGGCTATGCTCGTCTGGGATAAAGGACGAACGATTGCACGACATAATCATGTCATACAAGTTGGAGTTAGGGTGTTTGGTTAGCTCGTTCCACCCAATAAAAGGAAACTCCTGGCCGTGGTAATTCCAATAGTCGTTTTCGGTTTTCATCTGGCGAAATAGCAACTCCTCGCCAGTAGGCCACACCCATTTAAGGTCCCGGTTTGAGCTTAGGAATCTAGCCCCATCGCCGAATTGACGAAACCACCTCTTGGACTTGGATACCAAGTCGTCCAGGTTTTTGTATTCTTTGTCGAAGATTACGCCACGCCAGAACGCCCCGTAGCCGACGCCTACAAAGCGTCGGAAAAACATAAGTTGGGAATCCGTTTTTCCAGGGCCTCTAGTCCCTTCGTAAAGGATGTGGTTACAGGGGCAACACATTACTAGGCTTTGCGAGCCATCCAGCGGCTTCCAGACTACCTGTTTAGAGCGGTTGCTTTGCATACCACTCCTTAATCCCACGTACTCGACTGGCGCACACCTCTAGTTCGGTGTATACTAAGTCTATATAATCCAGGAGGTAGCGATTGCGGTACTGATCCAGCGCCAGGTCCGGGACCTTATATACCGGTAAGATACAATCAATCAGCGCCGTTTCCGGTGGCATCAGCTTTATTGTTTCCACTCGGACCGGGCGTGGTCCGGTCAATGAGCATCCGAGTAACGTCGATAGGAACCCGAGTATCAAAATAGTTTTTAATCGTGTCATAATTTTCACCAAGACCGTCTAGCCCCTTAGTTAAACGAGTGGAAAGGCGGCGCGCCTCGTTAGCGTTCGATTGTAAGGTAACTAGTAACTCGTCGTCAATTCGTCTTTGATCCGCCATTCGCTTAATGGTGTTAGCCTGTAGCTGGTTCGTAGAAAGGACTTGAGCGTACTGGCCTTTGAGGCGCCCCGCCTCGGCCTCGGCGGTATCCAGCTTTAAGTTTAGGTAAAAAGCGTACCCGGCCACCCCCAGCATGGCGACGCCTAGGACCGGGGCTAATCTCATTACTATGGCGCTAGCGATCATCGGATCTCAACCCCAATTTAGATTTTACTATTCGGATAACAAAAACAATACTAGCCTCCGCCCCTAGCCATCCGAACACCCCAACTACCACTCCGGACCATCGCCAGTCCACTCCCAAGGCGTCACACGCCAGCATGGCAATCAATCCAATAAAACCGGAAGAAAGCGCCTCGACTAGAGCGCGCCAGGCCTTTGGCCCCCCGCCCTCGTCTAGCGTCCGCAAAAGATACGCCAGAATCCCGCCCATAGCGGCAAATCCACCAAATATAAAGATTTCAGATAATACTATGGTTACATGGCCGCTGTCGTGCATACGTCACTCCTGGTTCATTAGGGCAGCCTAGCCAAGACCAGCTCCCGAACGTCGAAACAAGGACATTCTTTCATGTATTCGTCTGCTGTGATTTCGCCATTACCGTCTAAATCCGGGGACCAGTCTCGATGCCCCTTTATATTTTCCAGCGGTATATTGTAGGCGATCGAAAACACGCGAAGGACCCGGACCAGCGTTTCTATCTGGTCACCCGTAAACGTAAAGGCGGGAACGCCCGACGGGTCCAAACCACCCGCCATGCAAATCCCGACGTTGTCTTCATTATGGCCGCCGACATGGGCGCCTTGCCGATACAGCGGTCTCCCTAGCTGTAGCGTACCGTCCAGCTTAATGAACAGGTGGTACCCAATATCGCTCCACCCTCGTCCGCGCGGCTTCGGATCGGTATGCCATCGCCTTACGTCTTCGACGTCAAAGTCCTGGTCCATTTTGGTGGCGCTAGCGTGTACCGTGATAAATTTAGGAAACATACAACCCCCTTGTGGTTAGTCCCGGACAGTCCCTTTCAGCTCCTCTTGGGACTTAGCGGCCATTTCGGACCACTCGGTAGGCGACACCATTCCGGGTACGATCATCACCCCGCCGTTGTTCGTATTAACTTCGTGCTTCTCGACCAGCAGCCCTCGCATCTTGGCCATTAGCGAAAGCGCTTGGATCCTTGCTGACTTATTAGTGTCGGTATCGTCCAGCGCCTCTTTCTTGGCTTGGAATAGGATTTCGTTAGCCGACATAATAGCGTCTTGGTCAATCCTTTTCAAAGCATTTTTTATCAGGTGTTGGACATAGGGTTCTTTACATAGCAAAACCCCTTTGGAAGCGGGACTTTTAAAACCAGCGAACTCGGCGGAGCCTTTTTTATTAAGGGTCTCTATATAATGGGCCACAAACAGTTGGCGTCGAACCTTGCCTGCCGGAGTCATGGTTTCTTCGGTCGCTCGCATCCTGGCCTCATAGCCCCGACCGTTTTTCCATTCTGGGAAGCTACCACTAGCCCCCGTTTTCTTTTGATTACCAGCCATCTGGGAATCCCCTAAGTGTTAATATCAATTAAGGGAGGATAGCGCACGACCGGTAATCTATGCAACCTAGTATTAAAGTCCGCCAAAGGCCCCCAGTGCTATACCTTCGGCATAAACCCGGGTACCAGTAACCACAATAGTACGGCGTTTCCCGGTTCGCGGGTCGCGCCCTGTTATTCGGTACTCGGCGAGGGACCGGTGGCTATGGCTAGTTGTATCATTAGCCGCTTTAAGCCTCGTGATTTTTGTTTTCATACCTAAGCCCTCCATTCCAAGAAGTCCATGAACGCGTTGTGTGTATCGACCGACAGGCTATTCGCACGCCCGAAATGGCCAGCCGCGTCTTCCAGCATGGCTTGCCAAGCCCCGTCCGGTGCGTCGGCATCCTCGGCGGCTTGCATCGCATAAAACATCTGGACGAGTTGCTTGGCATTGGGCGCTGGGTAAAATTTCTTACGTTTAGACATGGGTAATCCTTAGCGTTGTATTTAGTGGAGGGCGTTGTCACCCGTTTTGGCGTTAGCGGTTAATACCCGGGGGAGCCCCGGGAGACGAACGTAGTGGCAAGGCGGGTACTAAGCCGTACCTTTTTTGATTCGGCCATACTGGGCTTTGACCGTCGAGTATGCCGCATTCGGTTTGCTCATGGTGTACGCCAGCAAGAACTCCTCGAAAGCCATTTCAGCCTTATACACGGAAGCGGTGAACGAGGTGTACGTGGAGGTCGCTTTAGTGGTCGAGGCGTTCGGCGTGGTCGGGCGCTTTGCCGCTACTGGCTGGGTGATAAACGTGTCCGGGTTATACGACGATGTTTTGCCGTCGCGGGTTAGGTGCTTTGTTAGCTCGTCAAAGGTGATGGTCCCAGCTTTGAACGCTACGTGGCGCTCCCGCTGCACGTAATGCAAAGTACCCGCTGTTTTGCGCTTTTTACCCTTCGTCCACATCCCGTTATGCAGGGGGCGCCCAATCCGCTCCCTAGAAAACTGGTGGAGCGCCTCTTGACCTTGGATGGAAACGCAAAGCCAAGTACGCTTGGCGTCCAGGAGGTCGACTAGCGTTCCGTGGTCCTGCTCATTCATGCTATAGCACTTAGATCCATTAGCACCCAAGCGAATGGCTTCCGCTTTCCATTTTGCTCCGTGGCCGTCGCCTTTTGTAATGGCATGGGCTACTTCGTGGCGAATGGTGTCCAGGTTAAAGGCCAAGGTCGAGTGCTTTAGGTGGGTAGCGCTATGCTCGATGACCCGGGTGCTATACCGGCATCTGCCAGCGATGTTAACCGTGCGGTTGTTAATACGGAAGGACCAGCCCTCGACCGCAAGGCCCTCCTGATCGAACAGGCGCTTTGCCTCTTCTTGGACGGCGTGGGCGTTGGTACGGTAGTTGCTCATTTTTGGATCCTTCTGGCTGTTTGGTGTTCGTCTTATTATAATAACACACCTACCACTAGATTACCACTAAATCGAGTCAAAAAAATACCCGGGCTAGCCGGGCAAGAGGACCTTTAAAGCTCTGCTACCGTAAGTACAAAAGACCGATCCTCGATACGCCCACCAGCGGTGGTAACCCGGTTGGTGATGGTATTCGATTCGCCAACGGCTCCGCCGCCCTCGATCCAGACGGTGGTTTCCGTATCCGTAAAGCTGGGACCCGGTGACGAGGCGATTACCATGGACCCGACCACAAGCCATTCAGATTGCATAATGGTATCGTTGCCGAGGGCTGCCATATAGGCGGACCAATCCATCTTGTAATCCACCTTCGAGTCCGGGTCCTTTTTACCAAGGCTGGTCGGTTCCCCGCTATACGCAATGGTCATGGCAACCTCTCCTTATGTCAGCGTGTAAAAGCCGTTTGGCGTTTTCACGGAAAACTCGCTGTTGGTAGACGATACCTCGGCTGCCGTAGTCGTGTCGTCCAGGTCCACGTACCCCAAAAGCGAGTCCCCCGCCACCAAGGACGCGCCGGCCCGTTTAGCGAATACCGCGTACTTGGCGGTAATGCTGACCGGGTTCCCAAATGGGACGTCAGCGCTATCCACGGTGATAACCCCGGAGCCGTCGATACTGGAAGTCAGAGCGGTGACCAGCTGTTGGGCGTAATCGGTATCCGCGATCTCGTTAGCGCTAACGTCCGCATAGGTCGCGTCGGTCGTGACCGCCGGGGTATACGCGGCGGCGACCAGGATGCACATAATACTATCGGTACCCAAATCAATGTCGCCGTCGTGCTTTGAGAGTTTGCCTTGATGATAAAACGTGAAGTTACCTACTGCCATGACCCTTCCCCTTGCTTATTTAATATACTACCCAATTTGTATTTTACGATCTGTCTCGCTAATCGTCAACAAGCGCTCGATGGCCGGGACCCCCAAGGTGACGTCCATTAATGGGACCCCCAAGGTGACGTCCATTAATGGGATTTCAATGGTACGAAACCCCGGCGTCGTTGTGAAGTAGGCCAGTCCGAATTTACTGGTATTTATCGTAATGGATTGCGCTTGGAACCCAAGAGACAAACCAAGTACCATTTCTACGAGTTGCGGGTTAATAGTAAGGGACCCGCCCCCGAAACCGAAACCTCCGCCTGCAGCAATACCAAAGGCCACCTCTTGGATGGCCTCCACAGTCGGCGTTAAACTGAGGCCGGCCCCAGTCGCGTACCCGAAGCCTTTAGTTTGGATAGAGATTTGGCCTTTTAGCGTGGCCTCGGCATGCCCGGCGGATACCGAGGGTGCTTTTGTGGTTATCACAAGGCTAGCCGGGCCTTGGGAAAGGGCCCCACCAATAGCGCTACCAAATTGAACTACGGTTATTACCTTGGCGACGTTTCCAACCGAGCCCGTCCACCCTCCGCTAACAACTTGCCCAGCCAACCCGGTAACCAGAACCGACGCTGGACCGAAATCCAGCCCTTGTCCGATTCCGATAGTCGATGGCTGCATGGACAACGATATACTAGCGACCCCGATGGACGGCGTTGCCGGGGTACCAGAAGTAAACGAGTACCAAGCCGAGAACGCAGAAGGCGTAGTTCCGTCAGTCTCTAATACCCTGAACTCATAATCTGTGCTTTCTGTTAGGCCAGACAGGTCGTAGAACGGGTCGGTGATACCCGTTACAGTAGTCGTCGCCCCCGGGCCTGCCACTAGCCGCCATTCAAGCGTATACGACACTAGCCTTGCTCCCACGTGAAGCGCATAAGCGGCTTAAACATTTAACTCTTCCTGTTCAACCGCCTTGACCTTCCATTGCCTAATGACTTCCTGCGGATCAATGTCAATGGCAACCGTCAGCGCACTATAATCAAGTTCTCCGCTATGCCAGATGACCAGCTTATCGAACGCGCTCTGTGCCATTGCCCTGTCAGCACTTATAGCGTGATCCGGTAGCACGTCAGGCAGGCCATTCTCAAGCGCAAGAAATCCCTCAGTAACCACGGTTGAGCATATGGCAAACAGGTTGTCGGTTGAGTCTGCATAGCGTGCCGTTAGGAACGTCTGGTCGTCTGCCGAAGACTCACCTTTTATGAGCGCCAGTTGGTTGGCGCTGGCTATCATGTGTTCGGGGCAGGCTATGGTAACTCGATGGGTGTATTGCGTGCTCATAGGGTTACCCCTGCCTTATCTGCTAAATAGTTGTTTAAGTCAGGTAATTTATCAGGGATGTAAGATTCAGAAATAACAACACCGTATAAATCACCCTCCCAAAATACTGAGGGGTTGCTTGGCGTTCTACAGCCTATTGTTAATGTATCAATACCGTCAATGACATTTTGAACGCCTAGGCTATTTATTTCCCCAGACACCCCGCCGGAAGCGGCTAACAAAGACACATCGTATGTTGATGACATAATATCTTTAAGACCAACAGATTGAGAAACGTTTGTATCAGTACCAAATCTAAAGAATCCATTGTTATTGGTAGTTTGCATTACATAGGCGTATTGAATTCCAGGAGCTGAAACGCTATCACCGGAGGAATGCAGCAAATAGCCCGGACCCCCAGTGTTTCTATACCCAGCACCAGATATTTGCTTTGCTGTTCCTGTCGTCAGCCACGAAAATCCATCTGCCTGCATCCAATCATCAACACCGTCAAAAGAAAGCCAATGCAACACACCGTCTGTACGGTAGACCGGTCTTGATGCACTGACTGATTGACTGGCGTGATTGCCATTGCCAGATTTATCCAGCATCAAACCAACCGGATCACCGTCTGCTGTGACCGGAGTAGTACCCGCTGAATCTTGGAAGAGTGTTGATAAATCACTAGGGTCGTACCAAGCGCCGCTTTCTCCATTTGTGAATAATGAAGTGGGGGTGAAGGTACCAGACTCCCAAATAAAACGTACTGAGGTCGCCAGGATGTTGGTAACGCCGAGGTTTATGGGGGTGGTTGCGCTCACTGTTACTTGACCTCTGTCGTACAGCTTAGCTCTGCTTTAGCAGCGTTCTGGCCGGGTACGTAGTGCACGGGTTACTCCTCGTCCATTTCCACGGTAAGTAAAATCTTTAATTTTTTGGCGACGGCAATGCCGTTAACAAAATTATCAACGTCGGCCGGGCTGCGTGGGTCGGACCCGAACCCAACCATACGTTCTTCAATAATGGTCGCCATCTCCTTCAATAAGACATTAAAGTCCCGGCGAGTAGGGATGGGTTTTTTGGGTGGCGCTTTAGGTGGCATCCGAGTTCCCTTGTAAAGAGGTTTTACAAAGTATAAAGGAAGCGTATTAGGTACGCACCTATCCCTCGAAGTCCTCGGGTGGTTCGCAATTTGCACAGCCAGGATGGTCCGGGTCGTTACAGTCGGGGTGGCGGGCGAGGCTTCGCCGATAAAGGCGCTCCGCCCGGTCTTCGGCTTTTAGATCGGCGGCAATGGCTGACTTGCTGTGCAGCCCCTCGCCCGTCATTGCTGAAGTATGGCGGGAGTAATAATTGCCCTGCTCAATAATGTCGCGTTCTGAATATCGCTTGCTCATGTCCCTTGCTCCTGTTTTAAGCCTGTAATCTCGTCTTCAATAAACTTGACCAGTGCTTGCGCTCGGGCTCTTTCGATGACGACAGTATCGGTTGCCTGACTGGGCTCGTGGTGGTTTGCCGTGATGTACAGATCGCCGTATTCACTGATGGAGGCGTAGGCCCCATCCCCTAGATGAATTGCTTTCGTACTCATAAGTCTTGCTCCTGTTTTATATCTCCGCCTCTAAGGCAAGCAGCAGCCCGCAGTCGTACAGCGCCTCGACATCCACCTTCGTAGTCTCGCTGTGGGGGTATGGGCAGACATTCCTCGCGTAAGCCATAGTCTCTTCTTTAACCCGCTCTGCCGGGGAGCGGGTGGGACGACACTGCGTAGCATTACGGATTAGGGCGTGAAACTCGGTTTGACAAACGGCAACGCTTTCTCCGTGCTGTTCGCCGTGTGCGATTATCGTGGCTGGAATAAAAAGGCCGTTGTGTAAAACCTTGCACTCGCATCCAACAAACGGCAGGCCATTGACCCACTCCTGCGGGGCCGGTTCTTTCGGTGCGCGGATTGGGCGGAGCCAGCCTTTGCAAACACCGTTAAACCTTTTCTTGCCCTTGGCGTCCACCCACGAAAATACCGCAACCGGCGTCGTACCTTCAGAGCAGGTGTCGTGAGCAATAATTTTAACAACCCTACACCCGATCTCCTCGAATATTTTATTCTCCTTTCCCGAGCACTCGAACCCGCACTCGTAACCAACAGGCGGCAGTTGGTTAACCCACTTCGGTGCGGGTGGCTTGGCGTTAATAGCCCACCACGCCGGATCATTTAACTGCTCTGTTGTTGGTTGTTTCATACCGTAATCTCCAGGTCGTTATCCACAATACAAGTATACCCGTATTCCGTCGCTTCGGTAACGTGTTTGGTTCTCATAAGTCTTTTTCCTTCATGTCTGGGTACGAAACACGCATGCGCTCGAGAGCCTTTGTGGGATCCCACCCGGTAAGTTGCAGGGCTATAGTGCAGGCCAGCTTGCCCTCGCCGGTTCGTCGCATCAATTCTAGTACCACCTCTGGGCTACTCATTACCACCCCCTAGACCTTTAGTTGCATTAAATACTCTACGCATGGTTCCACCAGATCCTTATTCGATTAATGATGTGCCAGACAAATCCAAACAATACCAGAAAGACCCCCCAAAGAATGCCAGCGTTGCCCGTAGTGCTGGGCTCCACCTGCATCGCCATAATAGCGCCAAGGAACATCATAAGGACCGAGAGTAGGCTCTGAAGCTTAAAACTCTTAGCCGTGCGTTGGGTGGTTACGTACTGCTCGCTTTTCATGGTTACGGTCCTGTTTATGCGTTAAAGGGCGCCAACGGTGACAGCGTTGGCGGGTCTAGCGTTTTCTCGGCTTACCCGCTTTGGTTAGCGAATCCTGGTACTCCCGGATTATCTTGATCTGATTAGGGGACGGAACCAGACGAACACGAGTACCACTTCCGATGCACCATACCGTGTCACCGTCTCTGGTCCTGACATCGAAGACGGCGACGGGTCGCCCGTTTGGGCCTACCCAATCACTCGTAGTTTTGACCGAGGTGCAAAACCAAAATTGACGACCAGCGAGAGCATCAGAGTAGGAAAACAAGGTACCTTCTGGTACGTCCTCGATTTTAATCTCCAGCAAGGTGTTAGCGTATGCTCGGGCGGCCGCGCCTCGTTTGGTACGCTGCTTACCCGAGCCGCCGCATTTAAAGCAACGGTCGCCGTGCATCGCGTTGTAGGAAAAGCGCCCAGTACCCCCGCAGTGGGTACAGGTTTCGGTTTCATAGGTTAGTTTTTGCATCGTCGATCCCTTTAGTCTGAGTAGTAGCCGAAGCCGTAATCAAAGGACTCAAAATTGTCCGTATTGTGGTACTTCTTTTTTGTGGAGACCTTCCACGTATCCGCCGTGTTCAGCCTCTGGCTAACCCGGATGACGCAGTCACTCTGGGAGGGGGTGATAAAGCCTTGCTTCTGTACGTTATCCAGGAACTTGGAATCCCCCACGCTATGATATAGGGAGTGGGAGTAGAGCCGCTTCCTGACTAGCATGGCTTTTTTAAAGGCGCTAGGGCTCATTTTGGTCATTTACTTAACCCCCTTTGCGTTGTGTTGGCGTGCGAGCCGCTCGCCTTCATTGGCGGAAGTGATAAGGGAGCTTCCGTCCGAATAAGTGACCTTGGCGAATGACTTCAGCAAGCCGGGATGAATTACTATAAGGGTTATGGTCATCTGCTTAATCTCCGTTGGCGTTTCTTTATTCGATGATTAATTATCCCACAAACAACAAAAGCAGACAACACTTGTTTAGACTAATCGGCGTAGCCTTTAGTCTCTTGTTCTAGGAGCTGGATTTGCAATTCCGAGTGCAACCGGTGCTCGAAGTAAACCAGAAAGTCGTCCACCGTAATATCCGCCACGCAGAAAAACCTTTTTTGGCCCAGCTGCCGGTACATCTTGATTCGGACGCGCCACGACACCCGGCTGCGTCGGTAAATCAAAACTGGTGTTTGGTGGGTGGCCGCCTGTCGTTCGGTCTGTGCCCACCACCCAGACAGGTTAAACGATTCTTGAAACTTGACTTCCGGAGCTAGCCAGTCCAGACCAACCAGGTCAAAACCACCCTTATCCGATTGCAACGTGTTACGCTGAATTGCCGGAGCGTCTCCTAACATCGGATACGCCGAGTAGACTTTGTCCACAATAGGCTGTAACAGCTTGACTACTTCTCTTTCGCCTCGTTTGCCCTTGTTTAAGCTCGATTTGCCACCCATCGGAATATCCTCGGTTTGGTTAGTTTTTGGTTACGGCAAGCTACTTTTAGTTCTTAGTTCACTATATTTTAGTTAGGTTTTTTACGAATACCCCCAATTACCCTCTTTTCTTCCCAGACTTAATAATATTTTATTTATATATATCATATATATATATA